GCACAAATTCTGATTGTTTAACCGCTCTTAACTTCGAGGAGGGATTCCGCTATACTCCTTCCATGGTTAAAAAATTAGTAAGCCGGGCCGAATTTGCCCGCCAGGCTGGCGTAAGCGCTGCAGCAGTGACGAAGGCCTGTAATAACATTCTTAAAGACGCCGTAGAGGGCAAGCGTATAGACGCCGCGCACCCTTCCGCCGTTTCGTACCTGGAAATAAAACTCCGGGACCAGACCCCGCCGCCCGCTTCTGGGCTCGACGCTATCTACGAAGAAGCCGTCGAACACTGTAGGACCGCCGACCGTTATTCGGTTTCGGGGCTGCAGCGGCATTTTAAAATAGGGTACAACCGAGCCCACAGTATAATTACGACGATGCGCGCTAACGGCTTGATACCGGAAGGCAGAGACCCGACGAAGCCCGGAGGCTTAAAGAATCCTGCCCCCGTGGTTATCCAGGAAGGGGAAATCGAAGCGGCCGTCGAGAAGTTGAAACCACACGTACGCGGTACCGCTGCAGTTAAAGCGGCGAAGAAACGCCAGGTAGACCAGGAAGACGAAATATTCGAAATTCCAGAAGATATACAGGCATTCGCAGATATGACGCTCCTCGAACTTATCGAAAAATTCGGTACAGATACCCGCTTCGTCGACTGGCTAAGCGCTACGCAAAAAATCGAAGCCATTAACGAAAAGCGGCTTAAAAACGCTACCACCGAAGGCGAACTCGTTAGCCGTAAACTAGTCCGTACAGGGATTATCGAACCTATAGACGCCTGCCATATTAAATTACTTACGGACGGCGCTAAGACAATCGCTAGGCGCGCTACTGCCATGCACTCGGCCGAAAGACCGCTCGAAGATATCGAAAAATTCGTCGCCGACCAGCTAACCAGTTTTATACGACCCGTTAAGGCCAAAGTAGCGAGGGCGTTAAAAAATGCGTAAAATTGATAATATCGGCGCCGACTGGGTGGTCGACGAGGTCGACGGGCTAACGGACGAAGTAATCCACGTTACGCCCAGCCAGTACAACGAAGAAAACCGGTACCTACCAGAATCCGTTACGTCTATCCCTGGATTTATCCGCTACGACGTTAACCCGTTTATGCGTGAGATAGTCGACTGTTTCGATATTGATAGCCCGGTCCGGGAAGTAAACCTTAAGAAAGGCGTACAGATTACCTACTCTACGGTACTGGAATCCGGCGCCCTGTATTTTATGGGCCACGTTAAAACGCTCCCGATAATGTATCTAACCGCCGATAAAGAACTCGCGGCCGCACGTATCGAAAACAACTTTTTACCCATGCTTAACCACTCCGACCTAGGGCATATTATCCGCTCAAGCGACGAAGGTAACAGCCGTAAAACCGGTAAAACTGCTAATCATTTACAATTTGAAGGCGGCGGCTACCTGGTACCGTTCGGCGCGAAGAATGCCGATAAAATGCGCTCGTATTCTATTTGTGTGATGTTGAAAGACGAGATAGACGCCTGGCCCGACACGGTAGGTAAGGACGGCGACCCGGACGCACTAAGCGACGACCGCTGTTCGGGCTACTGGGAGCGTCGTAAAATTTTCCGAGGGTCTACGCCATTGGTAAAAGGCGCTTCGAAAATAGAGCAGGCGTATTTACGCGGAGACCAGCGAAAATATAACGTACTTTGTAAATCGTGCGGCTTTCCCCAGGAACTACGCTGGTCGTCGGTTGATAAAAAAACCGGCGTTATAGGGGGTTTCCAGTGGGAACTAGATAACGGTGTCCTGGTCCTGGAATCTGTCCGGTATTGCTGTAGAAATTGCGGAACCGCCCACTATGAACACGACAAAGAGCGGTTATTCTCCGAAGACCACGGCGCGATATGGACGCCTACGGCCAGACCTGTAGAGCCTGGTATCCGCTCGTACCACTTGCCGGCGCTATACTCGCCTATCGGTATGCAGCCCTGGTATAAATGCGTTAGCGCCTATCTCCGTGGCTTTGACCCTATAGAAAAAAAGGTCCGCGATATAGGTAAGTACCAGGTATTTTATAATAATATCTTGGCCGAACCATTCGAGATTATGGGCTCTAAAATTCGGTTTACAAGCGTATCGGCGCACCGTAGAGCAGCTTACCGCCTGGGTACGATTCCTAACGAATACGCGAAGAAGTTTTCCGGCTCGGCTATTCTGTTCCTTACGTGTAAGGTCGACGTCCATAAACAGAATTTAGCCGTTAGTGTTATGGGCTGGTGCCGAGATTCTAAGCCTTACGTTATCGACTACTGGCGTTTTGAAGTGGAAGGCAACGAAGACGACTGTAGCGAATTAACTAGCCCGGTATGGGGTCGCCTACGCGAACTTATCGAAGAAAAAGAGTATACGGCCGACGACGGCAAAAAGTACCGCGTCGCTATTACCCTGGTCGACGCCGGCTACGCTAACGATACGGTTACGACTTTCTGTTCCGACTATGCTTCGGGTGTTTACCCTATCCTGGGCCGAGACCGCCCAGCAAAAAACCAGACTATCAAGGAATTCGCGGAGTTCACCACCCAGGCCGGTACGGTCGGGTATCGTATCTTGGTAGACCACTATAAGGACCGTCTAGCGCCCGTACTTCGCCGAGAATGGGAAGAAGGCGCCGGCGAGCAAAAGAAATACCACTTTAACGCCCCGATAGATATTTCGGATAAACAGCTTAAGGAACTTACCGTCGAGACCAGGCGCGAACGTAAAGACGAAAAGGGTAACGTCTCTTACTTCTGGTACCGCCCAGGTAACGCGCGTAATGAATTGTGGGATTTACTCTGTTATGGTCACGCGGCGGTAGAGATACTAGCCTGGGCTATATGTATACAGCATTTCGAGTTAGATACCGTAGACTGGCCGACGTTTTGGGACTACCTAGAAAACGAGAAACTTTACTATAGCGATTAAATGGGTATACTGTAGGTCTATAGAAATACCTTTTTAACTGTAACTTTCAGGGCGTAGTCATGTAATGGACCGTACTTTTATCCAAGGCCGAATAGATGCGACTAAGCTACAAATCGTAGCGTATGAAGACGCCGCGCTCGCATTAGCGGGCGGCGTACAGTCATATACGCTTGATACTGGACAAAGCCGCCAGACAGTTACTAAACTAGATTTAGACGCGATACAGAAGACTATCGATTCGCTATATAACCGGTGCGCCACTTTGGAAGCCCGGCTTAACGGTAGCGGTACCGTAACAGCGAGGCCAGCATGGTAGAAGATAAGCCACGTTTTCGACTTAAGAACGACGGGTCGTTCGAACACGTTTCGGGCGCTTTGCCTGTTTCCCTTGATAACCTACAGCAGCCTTCCGCATACGCCGGCCAGACTTCCCCGTCCCCGTGGGAAAACTCTATTTTCGACGGCGGTAAATTTTTCGGCGGTTTTGGTGCTACTCAAATTCAAGACGTCGATTACTGGACGCTTCGCGCCAGGTCTACGCAATTATTTAACGAAAATTTATACGCTCGCGGTATTATCCGCCGCCTAGTAACTAACGAAATTAACACCGGTTTAAACCCGGAGGCCTGCCCGGACGAAGCTATTATCGGCGTCCCGGAAGAAAGCCTTAACGAGTGGACCGAGACCGTAGAAACCCGTTTCGGTATCTGGGCTAAAGGCCCGGAGCTATGCGACTGGAAGAAAAAATCGACGTTCGGGGCTATTCAGCGCGCCGCACGTATGGAAGCCTTAATTAGTGGCGACGTCCTAGTCGTTGTAAGGCAGTCCCAGCAAACTAAATTACCCATGGTACAGCTAATTAGCGGGAGCAAGGTACGCACCCCGCTAGGCGAAGCTGGTAACCTACGTAAAGGCCACAAGATACGCCACGGCGTCGAGCTTGACAGCGTCGGCCGTGTGGTCGCTCACTGGATTAAGCAAGACGACGGCGGTAGTAAACGTATCCCGGCAGTCGGTGAAAAATCAGGCCGTAAAATATCCTGGTTAGTATATGGTACCGATAAACGCCTCGACGATTTACGCGGCCAGCCTTTGCTAGCTATCGTTATGCAGTCGTTAAAAGAAATCGACCGCTACCGCGATTCGGTACAACGTAAGGCCGTTATTAACTCAATAATGGCTATGTTTATCGAGAAGGGCGAGGATAAAATGGGGACGCTACCGGTAACCGGCGGCGCCGTACGTAGAGACCAGGCCGTTACGACCGACAGCGACGGCGGTACACGTAAATTTAATATGGCTAGCCAGATACCAGGGCTAGTTATGGAAGAACTACAGACAGGGGAAAAACCGGTCCTTATGGGCGGGCAAGGTACCGACGTAAACTTCGGCACGTTCGAAGAAGCCATTATCCAGGCCGTAGCGTGGACCCTAGAAATACCGCCCGAAGTATTACGCCTATCATTTTCGAATAACTACAGCGCCAGCCAGGCGGCTATTAACGAATTTAAAATCGCTATTAACCGTACCTGGGGAGATTTTGGCGAAACTTTCTGTACCCCTATTTATATCGAATGGCTACTTAGCGAAACTTTATTACAAAAAATTATAGCGCCCGGGCTCCTACAGTCGTGGCGCAACCCTAACGAATACGATATTTTCGGCGCCTGGACGGCTACAGACTGGTACGGGTCGATTAAACCTTCTACCGATATGCTAAAACAGGCTAAAGGCTCTAAAATCCTAGTCGAAGAAGGCTGGTCTACTAATGCCAGGGAGGCACGTATTACCACGGGTACGAAATTTACTAAAAATATTAAACGTCTTAAGCGCGAAAACGAGCTTAAAGTCGAGGCCGCCAGACCTATAGCCGAGTTTAAACAAGAATTCGGCGAACTTGTGGCTACGGACGCTATCGAAACCCTGGATAACATGGAAGAAATCGAAGCTATGCTCGACGATTATTTAGAAGATAAAGGGGTCGTTAATGCTAGCTAAATTAGCCCGAGCGTTTAGTCTACTACGCCAAGATTTAACCGCACTTAAAGGCGACGTACAACGCTTAGAGAAAGTACGCCCGGTAGTCCAGCATGGTAAGGACGGCGTAAGCCCAGACCCGGACGAAATCGTTAACGCGGTCCTGGAAAAAATACCCGCTCCTAAAGACGGCGTGAGCCCAGACCCGAAAGCCGTAGCAGAAGCAGCGGCTAAACTAATACCAGAACCGAAGCCAGGCCGCGACGCGGTACCGCCTTCCGTTCGAGACGTCGCCGACGTTGTACTCTCTAAAATCGAGAAGCCGAAGGACGGCGTAAGCCCAGACCCTAAAGTTATCGCAGCGGAAGCCGCTAAGTTAATCCCTACGCCTAAAGACGGAGTAAGCCCAACAGCCGAAGAAGTCGCTAAGAAAATGCCGAACCCACAACGGGGTAAAACTGGCGCACCAGGTAAAAACGGCGTAAGCGTTACGGACGTACAGCTAAATAATAACGAACTTTTCGTCTTCCTTGACGGTAAGAAAAAGAAGGCCGGTACCATAAAAGTACCCGCAGCTAGCGCGCCATTTAATCCGGGTAATGCTGGTGGCGGCGGGAGCGCTCGCGGTGCAGGCGCGGCGTCGGAAACGATAGGGTATACACCGCAAGGCACTTTTTTAAGCCAGGACCTTCAAGTCGGAGCGTTAGACACACCTCAAACCGTAACATTCGGCGGGGGCGGGACAACCGCCAACGGCGGCGCTACAGTCGGGGCGGACGGGGTTATAACAGTTATTGACCCTCTTTTCTGGTCAATAAAACAAAGATTCCGAGCGGGAAGGACCGGCGCTTCTGGTGTCAGCGATTTATTCTTCTGGGCGGAAATAAGCACAGACGACGGCGTTACGTGGAACGTGCTAGGTTCGGCGGTAGACATACCCTTAAATAGTTCCAGTGATACAGTAGTATTTTTTGACTTATCAAACATACAAGTACCCGCAGGGACTAAACTACGAAATAGATTCGCCCGGAGTAGCACCGGTAACGACAGCGGGGACCTGAGAGTCGGAGTACCTAGCGCAGCGCTACAAGCGCTTAACGTCCCCGACGCACCTTCGGCCCAAATAACTTTTTATGCAATAAATCAGTAATTTTGACGAAGCCGGCAATACGGGTTAATATGCGTATAACAGGAGAATTTTAATTATGTGGCTATTAGAAGCTAGCGTCCGCCAGGCAATACAACAGGCTCAGAAAGCCGGTTTTATGCCTTCGGCAGAACAGCAAGCACAATTCGAAGCGCGTTTCGGTACGAGTAGCGTATCCGCGAACGACAATCGACTACTAACCGTAGCCGGTAATAGCGCGGAAATATCCGTTAAGGGCGTTATTACAAAAAGCCCTAGTTTTATGGCTATGTTATTCGGCGGCGGTAACACCACCTACCCCGAAATAATTTCGGCTATTGCTGCAGCAGAACAGGACGATACCGTTAGTAATATTACTTTCGCTATCGACAGCCCGGGCGGCCATTTCGACGGTCTATTCGATACCCTGGCAGCTATTCAAGCAGCTAAAAAACCTACTAAAGCTATTATTTCTAACGTCGGAGCCTCGGCAGCGTTTGCGATTGCGAGCCAGGCGGACGAAGTAACGGCGTCTAATATCGCGGCCCGTATCGGAAGTGTCGGCGTCGTAGCTACTTTTATGGTAGACGATAGCGAAGTTAGTATCGCAAGCACAGAAGCGCCGAAGAAGCGCCCGGATGTATCCACGGTGGAAGGTATCGCCATGGTCCGGGAAGAACTCGACGCAATGCACGAAATTTTTGTCGACGCTATCGCCGAAGGGCGAGGCACCACGGCAGACAAGGTTAACGCAGACTTCGGCCAGGGTGGTACAGTCCTGGCGAATGAAGCATTAAAGCGCGGTATGATTGACGCGGTAGCGGCTCCGTCGCTTAAAGCAGTTAAGAGTACCAAAACAACCACCGCCAACAGCGGGAACCAACCGGAGGCCAATAACATGGACCTTAAACAATTACAGGCCCAGCACCCCGAAACTTTCGCGGCGGCGGTGCAACAGGGTGCTACACAAGAACGCGACCGCGTAACAGCTCATTTAATGATGGGTGAAAGCTCGGGCGATATGAAGACGGCAGCGTCGGCGATTAAAGAAGGCTCAGAAATGACGGCTACTTTACAAGCTACCTATATGACTGCAGGCATGAACCGCAGCGACGTAGCAAGCCGCCAAGAAGACGACGCAGGCGCTAACGCCGGCGACAACGCCAACACACAAGACGATAGCGGAGACCAGGGCGGCGACGTTGCTAGCCTTATCGAAGCTAAACTCGGTTTAGGGGAGTAAGCTACCATGGCTAATTTAACAGTTACTAATGTGGATTTAGGTAGCGTAATCCTTAAAGACGGCGAGTTCCGCGACGACCTCCTTACCTTTGCGGGTGCGGGTACAGTAGTCGAAGGTACTATCCTGGCGCGCGATTCTGTTTCGCTTAAGTTGGTCCCTTTTGTTAAAGGCGGCGTAACTAACGAAAACGGTATCCCTAAAGCGGTCCTAACTTACGACGTAGAAGCGGCTGGCGCTGGCGACGAAAGTATCCGCGATATGGTTTCGGGCTCAGTACGTGCCGAACGCTTAATTATCGACGCCGACGGCGACGGTAGCAACGTAGACGCGGCGGTCCTTGACCAATTGCGCGACTATTCCCTTGTATCAATCGACGTTCAAGAATTAAATATTCTTGATAACCAATAGGAGCGCATAGCATGAGCGGTTCAACTACTAAACGTATGCTTAAGGCATATATGCAAATGGCGCAGCCTACGTTATTCCTTTCGGGATTATTCCAAAGCCCGCCGGAAAATTTCCATACTTCGGAAGAAGTGGAAATCGATATCGTACGTAGCGACGAAGATATCTCTATCGTTATCCAGGATTTAAGTACGGGATACCGTATGAACTCCGAAGACCTGTATACGAATAAAGGTTTTAAGCCTCCTATCCATAAGGAAGCACTACCTATTAATTCGTACGACCTTATTAAACGTATGCCAGGACAAGACCCGTTCCAGTCTCCGGACTTTAGAGCGAACATTATTCTACGTATGTTTAACGGTATGACTAAAATTGAACGTAAAATCCGCCGCGCTATCGAAGTACAAGCGTCGCAAGTTTTACAAACCGGTACGGTTACGCTTACGGATAGCAACGGTAACGCACTGTATACGCTTGATTACAAGCCTAAAGCTACGCACTTCCCGACGGCTGGCACTTCCTGGGCTACGGCTACAGGCGCCCAGAAAATCGCGGATATTAGCGCCCTGGCGGAAGTTGTACGTAATGACGGCCTAGCGGACCCAGACCAGCTACTTATGGGTATCGATGCTTTCGAAAACTTTATTAGTGATTCGGCAATACAAGCGCGATTCGATATTCGACGTATCGACCTGGGTACTATCGCCCCTATGGATATGCGCGGTAACGGCGGCACCTTCCGGGGTATCGTAGAAATCGGTAATTATCGCTACGACGTGTGGACTTATGGCGGTCGCTATAAAGACCCACAAACAGGCGTTAAAACTCAGTTCCTAGACCCTGGTAAGATTGTCGTACGTGCTTCTTCTGGTCGCATGGACGCCACATTCGGCGCTATCCCTAATATCGGCGCGCTAGTTGGCGGGCAAGCTACCGGCTTGCTACCAGAACTACCAGGCCGCGTTAGTAATGCAGACGGCGGTATGGACTTGTTTACGAACGCCTGGTTATCTAATGACGGCGAGCAGCTATTCGGGGGTGTTGGCGCTAGACCGTTAATGATTCCTACGGCTATCGATACGTTCGGCTGTTTAGATACTCAGCTTTAATTTTAACCCTAGCGCCTGGGATTACCTGGGCGCTTAATTATTCGAGGCTAACACTATGCCAAGTAATAAAGATTTAGTTAAAGCTATCGCTGATATCTCGGCGGAGCTTGAAAAAGACGCCCCAGAAACCGAAGGTAAAAATAACGGTGAACTGGCAAATATTCTTAGCGAGCTAAAAGCCGAGAAGAAAGAAGCGGACAAAGACCTTACGCCGGACGCTGCAGCGAAAGCCGCCGCAGAAGCTAAGGCCAAAGCAGCGGAAGAAGCGAAAGCTAAAGCCGACGAAAAACCGCCTTTCTTCGTAATGCCTGGTAAGTGCTTAACAAGTAAGCGCGGGCTATTGGCAGACGGCGACGAAATCAAAGCCAGCGATTTAGCCGGCGGTAAAGAAGCGCTAGACGCTTTCGTTAAGTCCGGCCACGTAGGCAAGGCTTAATAAATGAGTATTCGCCAGTTAGCGGAATCCGACCTCGGCCTTATCTTAGAAGATGGGGCTACGGGTTTCGGCTGGCCGATTACTGTAACGGACCCTTCGGGGACCGTTCGACCTCTTATGGGTTTCTCGGACGATATCGCGCAGATTATCGACCCAGACACCGGGCAAGCCGTAAGCGGCCGTTTAGCGTCCGTAGCGCTACGCATATCTTCTATCTTAGCCGCAGGGCTAACCCTACCCCGTGGTATTGCCGACGCTGGTATTAAACCCTGGGTTATAGAATTTAACGATATTAACGGTAACGCCTTTAAGTTTAAAGTAGCGCAATCTAACCCAGATAGAGCGCTCGGCCTAGTTACTTTATTACTGGAATTATACGAATAATGACTATTTCCACGTTAATAGATAAACAAGATAATTTCGAAGTTATCCGCGACCAGATAGCCGCGATACTAACGACGGAAGTAGCCAGCCAGATAGCATTAGCTACCACGGCAGGAAAGCCGAATCCGGACGACTGGAAATTAAGAATTTTTACGGAACGGTCGAACCCCTGGGAACAGCTACTTAACGAGCAGACAGACCGAAGCCCTATCGTAAATATTTGGTACGATAATTCTAACTTCGCACCAGGTAAAAGTAATATATCGGAACGCCAAGCGTCCGAAACTGTTTATAATATTGATTGCTACGGCTACGGCCTTAGTAAAGACGACGGCGGTACCGGGCATATTCCCGGGGATAAAGAAGCCTCGTTCGAAGTCCAGAAGGCGTTACGATTAATACGTAATATCTTAATGGCTGCAGAATACACGTATTTAGGTCTGCAGGGCCTAGTATGGCAACGCTGGCCACAGTCTATTACAGTTTTCCAGCCGCAATTAGACGGCCGCCAGATGCAACAAATAGTAGGCGCTAGATTAGCCCTTCGTGTAGTATTTAACGAGTTCTCGCCCCAGGTGGAAGCCGAAACGCTAGAACTTTTATCGGTAGACGTGATTAGAGCAGAAGACGGCGAAATCGTCCTCGAAGCTGATTACGATTATACAGCGCCATAAGAGGAGATATACCCATGGCAATATCAAGCGCGGTCGACGCTTCCGCAGTGGCGCGAGTAGTCGGCATAAAAACAATTTTCAAGGACCTACGCGGCGGAGGTATTCTATTCCTACCCCAACGCCTAGCAGTTGTCGGCCAGGGCTCTAGCGCCTCAACCTTCGACACGACTAAGCGCCAGGTAACTAGCGCGACGGAAGCGGCGACGCTTTACGGCTTCGGGTCCCCTATCCATTTAGCAGTATTACAGCTATTACCGGTAAATGGTGACGGCGTCGGGACTATCCCGGTTACTGTTTACCCACTGGAAGACGACGGCAGCGGCGTAGCTTCTTCGGGAGATATCACCCCGAGCGGCGCAGCGACGGAAGCGGCGGCGTATCGAGTGCGCGTTAATAACATCGATTCGGAAGAATTCGTTATTAGTGTGGGCGACAGTGTAGCGGATATTATTACGGCGGCTACTGCAGCGATTAACGCTGTTTTAGAAATGCCTGTAATAGCCACGGACGCCACGCCAGGAACTTCTACGGAAGTAGGTATCGCTTCGAAATGGAAAGGTACGAGCGCTAACGATATCGTTATCGAAATCGTAGGCCCAACTACCGCCGGCGTATCTTTCGCTATTACCCAGCCAGTAGGCGGCCTGGTAAACCCAGACGTAGACGACGCACTTAACCAAGTGGGTAACGTATGGGAAACTATGGTCCTTAACTGCATGGACGTAGCGGACACTACTACGCTGGATAAGTATTCTACCTTCGGCGAAGGCCGCTGGGGTGCGTTAGTTCGTAAACCGCTGGTAGTGCTAACCGGTAATACCGCGACCACGGTAACCGCCGCGACTGCAGTATCGGACGCACGTAAAACGGACCGTACGAACGGCCAGTTAGTAGCCCCAGGCTCTAACGATTTACCGTTTATTGTGGCCGCTAGACAGCTAGCCCGTATTGCTTCGGTAGCGAACAACAACCCGCCGCAGGATTACGGCAGCCAGGACGCTACAGGCTTAACGCCAGGTGCAGACGGCGACCAGTGGACCTACCCGGACCGCGATAGCGCTATTAAGAAAGGTAGTTCGTCCGTCGAAGTTAAAGACGGCGTAGTTAATGTATCCGACGTAGTTACTTTCTACCATCCAACGGGCGACCCTATCCCGGCGTATCGTTATGTAGTAGACATTGTTAAACTACAGAATATCATTTTTAACCTGGATTTAATTTTCGCTACCCCAGAATGGGACGGCGCGCCATTGATTCCAGACAACCAGCCAACGGTTAACCGTTCGGCGAAGAAACCGAAGGCAGCAGTAGCCGCCGTCGCTTCTATGCTGGATAGCTTAGGCCTTAACGCCATTATCAGCGACCCAGAAACCGCGAAGGCTAATACCCTGGCGGAAATTAACGACCAGAACCCTAAACGTCTGGACGTTTCTACAACTGTTCAACTAAGCGGAAATACGAATATAATTTCCGTAGATTTGAATTTCGGGTTTTTCTTTGGTACGGCTTCGGTCGTAGCATAAAGTTAAGGAGATAGGACAATGGCAGCCGTAGGCGGAAGCATTGAAAGCATTACTTTAGACGGTCGCAACTTCGCAGTAGCGGCCGACGCCGAAGCCCAGCGTAAGCTAGGCGGATTCGAAAACGAAGTCCAGGCAAACGGGGACGGTACCGCGCGTTTAATTAAAACTCGCGTACCCTTGTCGCTGGACGGTTTAACCTTGGAGATTGACGACGACCGCGCGGACCAGGAGTTCTTACAAGAACTTACTAACCGTAACGACTTCTTCCCCGTGGTTATTTCGTACGCTTCGGGTAACGATTACCAGGGTACAGCCCAGATAGTCGGCGAGACTCAAACGAGCAGCCAGAACGCTACGGCGGCGGTTTCTCTAATGGGTCCTGGCGTACTAACTAAGCAGTAGCCGGCGTAAATAGGGCTTAATGTTGCGCGGGCGCCCTATCCCTTTACCTAGTGCGAAAGCCTGGGGCGCGACACCAACTTATAAGCAAATAGGGCTTAAATTATGACTGATAAAATAGCGAAAGAAGTAGCAGAACAGGAGTTTAACCGCTTCGTAGAATCTATGGACCTGGACGTCGACCCGGCCGATATGGACGAAGACGACCGTAAAGGGTTTACCCAGCAGAAGGACCGCGTAATCGCGGCGATTCAATCGGGCGCCTTAGTTATTAAAGACAGCGGCGAACCGGTATTTACCCCGCAACGCACGAACGACGCGGACGCTATTACGTTCCACGAACCGACGGGCGCTTCTCTTATGGCAATGGACCGTAAGAAGAAAACGGAAGATATCGGCAAGCTATACGCGGCTATGGGTGACATTACAAAAACCCATGCTAACGTATTTAGTAAAATGAAAATGGCGGACCTTAAGGTCTGCATGGCAATAACGACGCTTTTTTTGGGTTAGTCCGGACCCTGGTAGTTCGTCGCGGCGCGGACGAAAGGCTCCCGAAAGATAAAGACGGGAAGCATAGCCACACGTTCCAGCCTGTATATACTGAAATGTTACTACAGATTAGCCGCGATTACCCAGGCCTACCGGATGCCAGAACGCTACGGGCGCACGAAATACGCTTCTTTTATGAAGGGTTACGCGCGGAGCTAAAAGAGCATACTAAACCTAAATAGGGGTAATTATGGCAGGCCGTTTTAGCGTAGAAGCCGTATTTAAGGCAGTAGACCGCGTAACGGCACCAGTTACCCGGATGCAAAACCGAGTAGGTAAATTAACCCGCTCTATGGGTCGAGGCTTCGACAAACTAAACCGTAGTGTAGGGAAATTTGCCTCGGGCGTTAAACGTGGCGCCCTGGCGGTTACGGCCGCCCTCGCCCTATCCTCCGCCGCTATGGCTAACGTCATAGGGACCGGCGCGGAATTTGAACAAACCCTAGTTAATGCCGCCGCTAAATTCCCCGGAGAAATCCGCAGGGGTACAGATGCGTTCGAGCAATTAGAAGCCGCCGCTAAGAAGACCGGCTCTACTACAGAATTTACAGCTAGCCAAGCAGCTAGCGCCCTTAACTTCCTGGCTATGGCCGGGTTTAATGCCGAGTCGTCCGTCGCCGCTTTGCCCGGTGTCGTGGATTTAGCTACCGCCGCCCAGGTTGATTTAGCAACAGCTACCGACGTCGCTTCGGATTCTTTGGGCGCCTTCGGTTTAATGACTAAGGACGCCAGTAAGCTAGGTATTAACCTGGCCCGAGTTAATGACGTTATCGCCAAGACTACCACCAGCGCGAACACTACCGTAGAAGCACTATTCGAAACAATCAAAGACGGCGCACCAGTAGCGACCACGGCCGGCGCGTCTATAGAGACGTTCGCAGCATTGGCCGGCGAGTTGGCTAACTCTGGTATCAAAGGCAGTAAGGCCGGTACCACTCTTAAAAATATGTTCCTATCGTTATCGGCGCCTGGCACCGGTGCGGCAAAAATACTTAAGCGCCTGGGCGTTTCCACTAAGGACGCTAACGGCGATATGCGCGATATCGTGGATATCCTACACGACCTTAACGGTTCCCTGGACGGGCTCGGTACCGCCGACCGCTCCGGAGTATTGGAAGGTATCTTCGGTAAAATCCCTATCGCGGGCGTTAACGTGTTGCTGGCCTCCGGGTCCGATAGGTTACGCGAGTATCGGAAAGAATTAGAAGGCGCGAGCGGGGCTTCCTCGAAAATGGCGTCCGTAATGCGTGATACGTTGCAAGGGCGGTTAAACTCGCTTAAATCAGCGGTAGAGGGCGTTAAAATATCAATATTTAGCATGAGTAGCGGACCACTAGCCGACGCCATAGAAAAGACTACCGAATGGGTAAGGGTTAACGAAAAATTAATCGCTACCAACGTCGGCGGCTTCCTGGCTAACTTGATAAACAATTTTAGTAGTATCGTTAAATGGATGAAACGAATAGGTATCGGCCTGGCGGTATTCTTTGCCCTGGCTACGATACTTAAGACCCTGGCGCTTATCCTAACCGTCGTTAACCTGGTTATGGCAGCTAACCCTATCGTACTTATCATACTGGGTATTATGGCGTTGATAGCAGCTATAGTGGCCGTTATAATTTGGTGGGATGAACTTACCCAGGCGTTTTTAGAATCCGGTAAGGCTATGGATATTATCGTCGCGGGTATCGGTTTCCTTATGGGTCCGATAGGCTGGCTAATTGCCGCCGCCGCTCTAATATTTAAACACTGGGAACCTATTAAGGCATTCTTTAAAGACCTATGGACCGGGGTAGTAAATATATTCGATTCCGCTATCGATAAGATAATGGGCGTAGTCGACCGGGTCAAAGGCGCCGCGTCCGCCATTGTGGATACAATTTCTAACATAGGCGGGGGCGTGGCGGACTTCTTCGGATTCGGCGACGACGTACAAGCCCAGGGCGGCGGAAGTACCGGTCCCCAGGTAGTAAGCCCGCAGGAGCGAGTAGCCCGGAGTATTGAAGAACAGCGGACCACCAGCACCGCAGAAGTAACAATCCGCGACGAATCAGGACGCGCCGAAGTGACTAGCGGAAGTATGGGTCCTGGTTTATCGTTACAACCTTCGGGGGCCTTCTAATGGCATGGAATGACAGAATACGCGAAGCGGCCTATACGTCGCCTTCTGGCGAACGTCTTACCTTCGGGTACGAAAACGTAAGCAAAAAAATAGATAAGAAAACTACCGGTTTCGAGTTTCCAGACGCCGACGGTACTTTCGTCCAGGACCTAGGCCACACGGGTAGAAAATACCCGCTTAGGGTTTTCTTCTGGGGCGACGATTACGACCAGGAGGCGGACGCATTCGAGGCCGCTTTATTGGAACGCGGTACCGGTAAGCTAGAACACCCTATATACGGAACTGTGGACGTCGTACCGTTCGGCACTATTACACGCCGCGACGATTTGAAAACGGGCGCTAACCAGGCGGTATTAGAGATTACTTTATGGGAGACCATAGGACTAATTTACCCAGCCGCCCAGACAGACCCAGGCAGCGCGGTATTATCTGCAGTCGATGATTATAACGCGGCACTGGCTAGCGAATTCGAGGAAGTTACTAGCCTGGATAGCGCGGTCGACGCCGCTACGTTTAAGAACGACTACCAGGCGCTATTAGATTCCGCCGCGTCCGTTATGGAAAGTTTACTTATCCCTTCCAGGGGAGAGGTGGCCCAGCAATTTAACGCGATACTAGATTCTATTAACCAAGGTATCGACGTCCTAATCGCGCAACCACTTACACTGGCTTTTCAAACTGCCGCGTTAATACAATCCCCCGCCAGGTCCCTAGCAAATATAACGGCTAGACTAGACGCATATAGGGACCTGGCAGATTCTATTACCTCCGGGGACGACGCGGTCGCTACGCCGAGCCTGGACGCTAGTAGCTCTAATAAATTCCACACTAACGACCTTTACGCTTCTACGTACGTTACCGGCTCCGTGGTTTCCGTGGTAAACAATCAATTTACCACTAAGACCGAAGCCTTAGAAGCGGCCGACGCGGTACTTACCCAACTGGCCGACGTAGTAGCCTGGCGCGACGACAATTTCCAATCGTTAGGCGAAGTAGACACCGGCGGGGCATATCAACAACTGCAGGAGGCGGTAGCACTTACAGCCGGCTTCCTGGTCGAGATATCTTTCTCGCTAAAACAGGAACGTAGTATTATCCTGGACCGTAACCGGACTATCATAGACCTAGCGGCCGAACTCTACGGAAGCGTAGACGACCAACTGGATTTTTTAATAAACTCGAATAATCTAAGCGGGTCGGAGATTTTAGAATTACCAAAGGGGCGCGAAATTGTGTATTACGTTTAAGTCCTCGAAAAAAGAGGCGGTAGCCGTTGGAGACCTTTTTTATTCCACCGGTAAACCTTGCGCTAACGGGCATCTATCGAAGCGTTATTCGCGCGGAGGCATGTGTTACGAATGCCTAAAGATGCACCGGGACGCTAGTAAGGAAAAAAATACGGCCAGGGCTGTAGCGCACCAACGCAAGAACCCCGAAAGCGTAAAAAACAAGTGTCTTAAATGGCGCGGCAAAAATAAGCATAAAGCTAACGCCATAGAGGCGAAGCGCAGGGCCGCGAAACTAAACGCTACGCCCGCATGGTTGACTAATGAAGATTTACGAAAAATAGACGACCTGTTCGAAGAAGCTACGAGACTAAGCGAAGAAACCCGGGTTAAGTACCACGTCGACCACATTATCCCGTTACAGGGTGAAACGGTCGGAGGTTTGCACGTACCCTGGAATTTGCGAGTTATACCCGCTTTCGATAATCTAAGTAAACATAATAAATTAATAGGGCTTATAGCATGAGTACGTATAGCGTTATTACCGGCGATACTTTCGAAAGTATCTCGCGGAAAAAATACGGTACCGAGAAAGAAGCCGACCTTATCGCCAGGGCTAACCCCGGCGTAGCGCAACCGCTAACAGCCGGTACGACGTTAATAGTTCCAGTCCTACCAGACGCGCCCCGGAACGTACAGCAGCAAGCAGCGGCCGATACAGAAGACGAGGTCGCTATCCTAGTCGACGGTAAACGCTTTCGGTTTTGGGATAAGGTACGGATTACCCGCTCTATTGATACTATGGATACGGTAGAATTCGGCGCGCCGTTCGACTCCGAAGCGCCAGGCTTCCGGGAGACCTTCCGCCCGTTCTCGTTTAAAACTGTGGTTATTACGGTCGGCGGTACTCCGCTGTTTACCGGTACCATGGTCGCCGTAAATCCAGTAGTAGAAAACGCCCAGAAAGTAATATCCGTAAGCGGGTATTCTTTGCCAGGAGTTCTTAACGATTGCACGTCGCCGGCTAGCTCCTTCCCGCTCGAATACGATAACCAAGGTTTACGCGAAATAGCTACAGCACTCGCGGCGCCTTTCGGGATTAGCGTAGACTTCCAGGCAGACCAGGGCGCAGTATTTGAACGAGTAGCCAGCGAGCCAGGTAAAAAAGTTTTAGCGTTTTTAACCGAACTTGCAAAACAGCGTAATTTAATAATATCGAGTTCGTCGCGCGGTAAATTGGTATTTCTGCAGTCTGCAGAAAGCGGGCAACCTGTGGCGAGACTACAGCAAGGGTCCGCGCCGGTGCTATCGGTTACGCCATTCTTTAGCCCCCAGGAATACTACAGCCATATAACCGGAATCGAACCGGTAGTCGTAGGCCTGGCCGGGTCGCAGTTTACCGTTAAGAATCCGCGCTTATTAGGTGTTACCAGGCCTTTAACTTTCAATGCACCCGATACACTAGACGCCGACGTTAAAGCGGCCGTAGAGGCTAAAGCGGGGCGTATGTTCGGGAGTATGGCTTCCTACTCGGTTCGCGTCGCCACCTGGCGGGACCCGAACGGCAAATTATGGGAGCCTAATACGTTGGTAAAACTATTAGCGCCCGACGCCATGATATACGACGAATACGAATTTATAATCCGGTCGATTGAATTTAGCCGGGATAGAGCAACCGAGACCGCTACGCTAAACCTAGTAATACCAGGTTCGTTTAGTGGAAAAATTCCGGGGACGTTACCATGGGACGCATAGCGAAATTACTATCTTTCGTAAGATTGACTAGGAACGAAGCCAAGGTTAACGACGTAAAAGTCGACCCGGGCGGAGGCCCCAACGTAACCGCCGAGCATTTCGCAGCAGCCGGGGACGATTCGCACCCGCTACCAGGCGACTACGTGGCTTTAAATACCGACAGCGGTTCGGGCCGGGAATCTGCTATCGGATACCTGGACCCGCTTAACGAACCTAAAGCCCAGCCAGGCGATAAACGAATCTACGCCCGGGACGAAGACGGCGTCGTTATTGTCGAAATATGGCTTAAGAATACAGGCGAGGCGACTATCTTAAACGAAAATGGGTCGGTAACTTTACGCCCAGACGGTGGCACTATAACCACGACGCCGGAGTCCACATTCGACGCTAAGGCCGACGGGTCTATTAAAGGCGCTAACGGTAACGGCTCGTTCGAGCTACAGGCCGGAGGTGACTTTCTCGTAAATGGTGTTACTATAGATACTAACGGAAACGTGACAATACCGAATAGTTTAACGCTCGCTGGCAAAGAGATTGCAGGCCATGACCATAGCCAGGCGAACGATAGCGGCGGTAATACCGAAGCAGATACGGGGCCTAATAACTAATGGCAGAACAGCAGGGCGACGTTAGCCTATTTCAGACAGACGACGAAGGTAATATTACGGTCGAAGGCGGTATCGTAACCATGGGCGGCGGGCTTGAAACGTCCGCTTATTTGTCGTTGTTTGGGGGTAATGAAGACGACGACGGCAGCCAAGATAATAGCGCTAACTGGTGGGCTAATCTCGACGAGGGGGACCCCGCCAAGGAGTACCACAGCGAGACCCAGAACTTATTACAGGCGCTACCAGCTACGACCGGAAATTTACGCCGCATAGAAGACGCGGCTAACAGGGATTTAGCCTGGTTTATTACGAATAAAGTAGCGTCGTCCGTTAAAGTGGCCGCTAGTATTCCAGGGCTTAATAAAATTAAACTTACAATCGATATCGAGGCGATAGGCGAAGAATCTAGCTTCGAGTTCGTAGAAAATTGGAAGGCGGGCGCATGAGCTTACAGACACCTACAACCAAAGATATAAGCGACAATATAATCGCGCAGCTAGAAGCGTCGCTTAACCAAACTATCCCGCTATTACCTAAATCATTTCTACGGGTTTTAGCTAAGGCATTGGCCGGCGTATTCGTCCTACTGTATAAGTACGGCGGGTTTATGTTCTTGCAAATGTTCGTACAGACGGCTAGCTCCAAAGAAACGACGGTTAACGGCGTATTATTTACGCCTCTAACCCAGTGGGGGCGATTAATCGGCGTCGGCGACCCAGCACCCGCGACAAGCGCGGAGCTTCAAATCGAAGTAGTAGTCGAAATACAATCGGGCGTACTACCCTCTAATACTCAGTTAGTAAGTACCGATAACGGGGTTACTTATATTACCCTGGGCGCGGTTCTCCTTGACGCTCCGACTAAGTTAGTAAACGTACTAGCAGCTTCCGACCAAGCCGGCGGAGGTGGTGCGGGTACTATTGGTAACTTAGACCCCGGCGCGGTTCTTTCCTTCGCTAACCCACTGGCAAACGTAGCGCGTAACGCCACTGTGGTTTTACAGGCCGTTACCGGTGCGAACGCGGAGAGTACCGAAGCATACCGACAGCGCATTATAGACAGATTCCAGAAAAGGCCCCAGGGCGGCGCGTATGCCGATTATGAACAATGGGGCGAAGAACCAGCAGGGATTATTAACGTATACCCGTATACTAGCGATTGCCCCGGCCAGGTGGACGTATACGTCGAGGCCACGCCGGAAAGTTCCGGAGACCCGGACGGCATACCTACACCGGCACAACTGCAGACCGTTTTAGACTCTATTGAATTGGACCAGGACGGGAGGGCCACCAGGCGACCAGCTAACGCCCTGGCTAATACGTTCCCTATAACTCGAACAGGTTTCGACGTAGTGGTCTCGGGGTTAAATGTTAGTAACCTGGCGCAAGTACAGGCCGACATAACTACCGCTGTAGAGGAATATTTCACGGACCGAGCGCCCTACATTGTGGGCTTAACGGTGCCGCCTAGGAAAGATAGGATAACTAGCAGCGCAGTAGGGGGCGTCGTCGACGATATCGTTAGCGCCTCCGGCGGAATATTTACAGACGCAACGGTTACCCAGAATACGTTATCCGTAGTAACCTATTCGCTAGGTATCGGCGAGAAATCGAAAGCCAGTTCGGTAACTTTTGTATGATGTTCTTACGCATATTTAAGCACCTTTTACCCAACGCCCGCGCCTGGCGTATTACGGTAGATAAAAAACTCCGTCAATTTTTCGAAGGTTTATCGGGCGTAGGTTCGGACGTTAAAACATTCTTCGACGGTATCTGGTTGGATATATTCCCGCAGACTACCAGGGAGCTAGATAGCTGGGATAAGCAATTCGGGCTAGGCGATACAGGACTTACAGAGCAGGAACGCCGGGATAGGCTAGACGCCACATGGAAAGCGTTAGGCGGCCAGGACCCTAAATATATCCAGGACACGTTACGGGCTAATGGGTTCGACGTCTACGTCCATGAATGGTGGTTACCAGGTACAGAGCCGGCGCCAGGTGTTAAACAATGCGTAACGCCTCGTAACCCTTTTACAGTTCTTAGGAACGATAACACGGAATCAGGTCTAACTATAACCGCCGGTAACCCTATAGCTACCTGTGGTAATCCTATGGCGACTTGTGGGTCTTCGCTTAAACCGGTCGGGTACCCCCTGGTTAATAAGCTGCAGCAGACAGTACCGAAGTACCAAGTAACCGCCGGTAACCCTATAGCTACCTGCGGTAACCCTATAGCTACTTGTGGGTCGTTCCAAATATACCACGATGTAGAGAGGAGATACTTTATACCCCTGGACCCTGCTAAATGGCCTTATTTCCTATACATAGGCGGCGAGACCTTCGGCACTGCAGCCCAGATTAATACGCAACGGAAAAACGAATTCGAAGCGCTTTGTTTAAAAATTTGTCCGGCCCAGCAATGGCTAGGCATCATAGTGGAGTACAACTAAAATGGCTAACAACCCATCAACCCTGCCCGGGTATAACGGGCAAACCGCAGCGCCCGACGCTAACTATACCTACGGTTCCGCGAGAAATGACGCGGCACCGGGGGACTTGACGGGTACGCCTAGAATAGCGGCGGAACTTAACGATATGTTCGGATTCCAACAAGCGCTATTGAATTTAGCCAATATTGTTCCTAATGGCACGCCCGATACCGTCGTTACGTCTCAATATTTAGAAGCCATACAGAATGTTTTCGGCACGTTAAAAAGCGTTAAACAGTTCGGCGCTAAAGGCGACGGGGTCGCCAATGATACGGCAGCCTTTACGGCAGCGAGAGCAGCGTCTAACGGTAGGTACTTCATCCCCGAAGGTAACTACATATTAGACGCGTCCCCCGATGTATGGGACGACCCTTTTATGACTGGCGACAATGTGACTTTAACCATAGCGGGCGCCCCCTTCGATGCTTCTAAATGTATAGCGGGCCAGTTAAAAATAGGCGCAGTAAACGATACGATTGTTAATATTGATGGTGCGCGTTCGGGTGAGACAATTTTCCGTATATCGGACGGCTCTTTCACGGGGCAGTCGCACCAGTCATATTTACCGTGGGATATCCGCCGCGATAGCCACAGTTTTTTAATGTCGCCTGGGACCCTTGGAGGGACTTGTGATTCTTTATGGAGGCGTTCAGGTGTAAACCCGGACCCATTCGGCAACCGTTACGCGTTCAATTTTACCGAAAGCTCGGACTCTGGTACCACCCCCGACCTTTGGTCTATATCTTACGCCACCAGTGACAGCGGTTCGCCTTCGTTCGATGTGGCCTTGACTATTCAGAATGGTACTGTTCCTGAAATGAAATTCCCTACTATGGCTCCTTTATTTGAGCAAGGGTTCAGTGCTAAAAGGCGTACTACGGGAGTATTTGAATTCCAGCATATAACGAATATAAACGATGCCGAGGTAAAAGATAAAACTAGTGGTAATCAGATTGCTGTAGTTGATAAGTCTGGTTATCGTTTAGGAGGTATTAAACACACTAACCTAACAGAGATACCAGAAAGAACAGACTGTAATAATTTCGGTATTCAGTTTGGAGACGGTCAGGTAAACACCTTACCGGATACCAAGACCATATATAGCAAGGTGTCCGGGACGTTTCAATCTGTAATCATTGAAATGACAGTAGCTTTTACTTCAAGTGGTGCGCCGGGTTCATTTAGGAAAACAACTTGGCATTATGATGGAGCCACCCTAACGCCAATAGACGTTATTAATACATTACCCGTTCAAGCTGTAGCTATTATCGTTATTAATGGTAATGATTTGGAATTACAAACTGATTACACCGGCGGTCTTGGCGGCGGGTATTCTATGTCTGTAATGCTGAATTATTGCACAGCAGGCAGATAGGGAGGGTTCATAAAATGAAACGCGAAGATATTATTAACGAAATTATCAGGGTCGAAGGCGGTTACGTTAACGACCCTAGCGATAGTGGCGGGGAAACTAACTTCGGTATTACCGTCGCAGTGGCCCGGGCTAACGGCTATAACGGCGCTATGCGGGACTTACCGCGTAGTGTCGCTTTCGATATCTATTCGGCTAAATACTGGGACGCTGTAAAAGGCGACGACCTGGTTAAACTATCCGAACACGTAGCGGAAGAAGTAGTCGACACGTCGGTAAATATGGGTGCCGGCCGCGCTGGTAAATTCCTGCAGCGGGCGTTAAATTCTCTTAACAACCAGGCGAAGTTATACCCGGACCTGGTAGTCGACGGCGCAATCGGCCCGGCTACTGTTTCCGCCCTTCGTGGTTATCTGGCCGAGCGTAACGAACTGGTACTTACTAGGGCGTTAAACTGCTTACAGGGTGCCTACTATATTACGTTGGCAGAACGCCGCGAGAAGGACGAACGCTTCGTCTACGGCTGGTTTAAAAATAGGGTGACACTATGAAACTATGGGATATTGTAAAAACAGTAGGTAGCGCGGCGTTACAAGTCGCTTTACCTGGTACCGGTTCGCTAATTGTTGGGGCTGTTAATGAATTGCTACCGGACGATAAAAAACTCCCTGCAGGCGCAACGGGCGACGACGTTAATAACGCTATCGCCAAGTTACCGCCAGAACAGCAAGCGTCCGTAATGGAAAAAGAATTCGACGTTAGTATTACCCAGATTAAAGAAAGTAATTCTACGGTCCGGACAATGCTAGAAAGCGACGCCAAGAACCCGCACAGTACGCGCCCCTATATCGCTAAGGGCTCGTTCCATGTGGTCGCCTTCGTCGTTATCGTTACTATATCCGTGTGGGCGTATGGCGTCCTGGTTAGCGACGATAGCCTCGTTAAAACCGTTATGGGTGGCTGGCAGTTTGTGTTAGCTGTTATCGGTCCGCTGGTAACTTTACTATGGGCGTACTTTGGCGTTTTGAAACAAGAACATAAAAATAAACTTGACGCGGCGAACGGTTCGTCGACTCCGGCCGGAATTGCTGGTATATTGTCAAGCATTATTAAGCGGAGATAATCACATGGCCGAGCAAGAAAAGAAAACGAAGAAGCAGGAAACCGTACAGACTGTAGGCGGTCGCGGTAAGCAACGCACCGAAAAGCCAGTTAAACAGCAAGCGGCAGTACCAGTTAAATGATTTACGAGGCGATAACGCTATTAATTTATGCGGTTCTTATCGTCGCGTTTCTTCAACCGAACGCGCCGCGATTCTTTGCGGCCGTTACCTTTATAAGCATTACGCTATTACATGAATTACTATTATCCTCTTACGACGGCTTACAATATTACGGCAGCGCGGCACTTCTCGACCTGGCAATTATAATTATTACCAGCGGAATAAACCCGGTCCCTAAGATGGTCCTAAGCCTGCATAAAATTTGTATCGTTTCGATACTTGTTAACCTGGCGGGCTGGGTATTGTGGTTCTTCTACTACCCTCCTTTAGCTTACGACGCGGCCTTCGCCTTGATTTACGTATGGACGCTAATAACACTAATAAATAGGAACGGGCTTGATGTGGGAGGTTATACACTGGATAGCTGGGCTACTTGCTTTCGCTTCAATCGTCATTCATGGTTTAACCATAGTTATAAACACGGTGGCAAGATATGAGCGCGAAAGAAGGGCTAACAGAGCTAGCGCAAAACCCGAAGATAGCGTCGGCGGTATCGACCGTAACGACCGGAACGGGCCTGGGGACATTCCTTGATTTAATACCTAACGATATCGGTAAGCTGGCTACGCTTGTCGGTATTGTGCTTAGTTCGGTGCTGATATATACGCACTGGCGTAAAGGTCGTATCGAGTACGAGAAAACCCAGCTAGAAATATTAGTATTGAAGGAAAAAGAAGCGGAGCGTATAGAAGCAGCACTCCGTAGAAAAGAAGCCGGTCTCCCGGCTACTCGTTCCGAAGACGCCGAGGCTTAAGGCGCCGGCGTAGTTACCCCTAAAACGTCCTTAATTTCGTCTAATTGCTCCCTGGCTTCGGCCAGTTCTTCCAATGCTTCGAGCATACCTTCGCGTACATCACCTAAATAATGTTTATCGTCGTTAAGCTCTACCGCTGTTTTAAGCCTATCTAAATCTACTTTAGCCATGGTTAAATCTCGCAGCTATTACCGGTACAGGCTAGCGTCTGCATCCCGGTAGTGTTATCGGTTTTTTCAAAATCCGAAAGTTCCTTCCAGTCTATCGACGGCGTAGGGTGTTTTTCCTGCCATTCGTCAAACTCCGCCGGCGTCATATCCTGGTATGGTGCTTGCTGGTAGGTATGGTCGGTATGGGGTAAGAAACTAATACCCGAAACCTCGTCGAAATGCTCATATACCCAGGCACCAACGGTTAACCATTCCTCGTCGCGGACCGTAACAGTTACAGACGGTTTATGTTCGCACCATTCGCGCTGATACAATAACCACAGTTCTAGCGCTTCCATGGCGTTAACCTGGTCCCGTGTAACCGAACTTTCCGGCGCCTTAATTGCGAAGCTTACCACGGCGGTACTATCTGGGCGCATAACGTCGTCTTCGGTAACGAAACCGCGCGCTTTCATAAACTCGTAAAGCGGGTCTTTCTTATCGACTCTAACCGTACGTATATAGTTTTGATTGTGACGGGCGTGTATTCCGCTGGCAGTATTACATAGCTGGCTAACCGTACCCGACGGCTTAACGCACGTAATCGACGTAGAAGCATTTATCCCCAGGCGTTCGGCCCACTCGTCATTAATAACCCTTGCGTGGTCTCTAAGCTGGTTTAACGCCTTGGTTAACTTCTCGGTACCTTCGGCACCCGACATTAGTTTATTATCCATTATACCGGTAAGGCTAACCCCGAGTAACGCTTCCTCGGCGGTATTTCGCGCCCAGGCTTCCGATACAAAACCGAAGTTAGTTAACGTCGCCTGCAGCGTCCCCAGGATAGTAGCGACTTCTACCTTACCCATAAGTGTATCGAGGTCGTCGTCTTCCCGGATAATAACTTCGGATAAGTTACAGAGTTGCTTATCGCGGAGAATAATTTCCGAACAAGGGTTACAACCATACGAACGGTCTTCGTCGCGTCTACCCCATTTAGCGGCCTGTTTTCCGGCGGCCTGGCGGTTAAATATGCCGCGCTCCCCGGACTTAGATTTTACCAGGGCGAGCCATTCTTCCATAAATATCTCGGACGAAGGCTTCTCGGTATACGCTACGCTATTGTTAGCTAGCCCACGCTGGGGGTTATCGGTCCACCATTGGCCGCCCTTGGCGTCTCGCATTCTTTGGTCTGATAAATTGCTAAGGCTGATAAGTGCGCTACGACGTACGCCTCCTACGACAACTATTTCGCCTATCATACACATTAGGTCGTGTACCTCTAGGCTGTTAAGTTTTCGCCCCCGGGCTTTATCGAACATTTCGATAGTAAACATAAATAGGCGCTTTAGTGGGTCGGGTCCGGAAGCGCGGCCGCCGAACACCTTTAAACGGGCGCCAGCCGGGCGAACCTTACTGTAGTCGACGTTAGGTATATCGCCGTTCCAAAGGTTACTAAGCAGCGAATGGTAGGCCTTAGACCAGCCCTTCTTACTATCCGCCACCATAATAACGCTATCGGTTTTACCGAGTTCGTCCGGTATCGCGGGTAAGTGCGCTATCTCCTGGCGTTCACATGAGAACCCGACGCCGGTACCACACATTAAGATATAGAGCGCTTCGGCGAATGAACGCTTAGTATTTACCGCCAGGTATGAACAATTAAAGCCGGCTAAATTTTCCCGCTCTAACGCCGGGCCAGCCGTCATTAATGCGCGCATAGAGGGCATAACCTTAAGTTCCGCTATATGCTGTTTAACTTTCCCGTTAAGAATATCGGTAATAGTTCCGTCGGTCTTCTGGTCGAAGTAGTCGACGTAGCGCTGGACGGTTTCTTCCCAGGTTTCACGGCGGCCGAGGTCGTCGCGCCATCTTGAATAACGGGAAATGTGTATATATTGCTGGTATAAATCCATAGTTTTAGCTCGCTTACATTGTAAAATTAAAAAGTTTTGCCGCCTTCTTTAGCACGATTAGCGCGCTTGTGGTCGGCTCGGTTTTTGTTGTACTGCAGTTTTTCAACCATAGCGCCCTCGATATCATACCCGTGGGTTTCGGACGTCGTAACGATTGCCAGCACCAAGCTAGAATAGTGGTACATGGTGGCGCGGTCCGGTGCTTCTAGGTCGTGCGGTAGATTATGAACAAGACCTATAAGGCAGGCGTTAATAAATAAATGCTTACCGCCGATAGATAGGTCCGGGTCGGTAAACTGGCTAGGTAGGTCTACAATATCTACCATTTTCCAGTTATAACGGCCGCCTACGTCTAGTACCCGGATAAGCGCGTCGGCGAGTTCAACTTCTCCCATTTTACGGCTAGGGAGGTGGTCGTCCATTAGGTTTTTACGCTCGCCTTCGGTAGCCTCGGCTATCTCAGTAGAAACAAGTTGTAGCGTTTGGTAGACGCACCGGTTAGGGTCGTCCCACCATCCTACCGCCTTATTTTGCTGGTAAATTTCTTCGGCTTGTTGGTCGTAATTAATCATTCGGTTCTACTCCTATCATGGTTTTATGCCAGTGTACCGACTCCGCGTTCCGGGGGTCGTTTGCTGGGCCTATATACGCCAGCGGGGGATTATCCCCGGCGACGAAATATTCTTGTAGTTGTACTGGGTTATTCTCTACTTTCAACTTCGAGAGAAGCACGTCGTACGCACAAATAGCGAGGGTTAATTCCTCGGTCGTAACGGGCTCGGCACGTCGTACCGCCGTAGTAATTTCGTCTAAAGTTCTCATTGTAGTTAATCCTTCCTATATCGTTTACCGCGCCAGCCACCAGCGGCACGTATCGGCCAGCCTTCGGCCCACGGCGGCATAGTTGCCATAATGCGCTCGAATTCTTCTACCGACCCGGTACCTTCCAGGACTTCGCTAACTATTTCGTCGTGTACGTGCAAGGCAACAGCATAGCCCGCGCGTTCGACGTTCTTAAGGGCATACGTAAGGATATCGCGCGCCGTCGCCTGGACGGTGTTCTCGCAAAGTTTCCCGCCGTACGTATCTAATCGCATCCAGCCGGTAGGACCTTTTTTATAGTCGGAGTTCCAGCCCATATACGTAAGTTTAAGGACCTGTTTACCCCATGGCGTTACGTCCGGGTGTAATCTCGGCTGGTGGTAGGATAACTTACGACCGCTAAGTAATTGGCAGTAGAGGACGTCGTCTTTAACGCCGTACGTAATGCCGTTATACGTGTAGCAGTGGCCCGGGTTTTGTACTGCAGCGACGGCCGCGTCTTCCAACCCATACCAGAACTTAACGACGTTAGGCGATTCTTTACGCCAGGCCTGTACCGCCTGTTTAATCTCGTCGTCGCTATCCATGTGTTTATCAGCGCCAAAGGCTTTCCAGGCACCTACGCCGCCCTGGTACCCCGACGCTAGTTCGGCTACCTTACCTACTCTCTTCCGCATAGGGTGGTGGTCGCCTGTTTTTTCCTTATGGCTAAGGAATTCTTCGAACGGGATACCGGTAATTTTAGCGGCGGACATTTCGTATATTTTGCCATGGGTCCGGAATACGTCGATACGCCATTGTTCGCCGGCTAGCATTGCTAAGACCACGGCTTCGATAGCGGAGTAATCCGAACATAGGAAGTCGCAACCGGGCGCCGCGCTAAATAATCCACGGAGGCAGCCAGAAACAGCCGCTACGGCGTCGCCGAAGTAATGTTCGACCCATTGGAGTTTACGCGAGGCAATCACCAGGAGCGCGTCTTCTACGGCCTCGATACACCATTCGGCCGGCTCGCTAAATGATTCCGGGGTCTGGCACCAGGGGCAGTTATCCAGGTGGGGGCCGTAATGTTTACCGCAGCCGCTAACCGGGTCGCAACGTCTAACCGCCGGGCCACTATTCGGTAAGTTTTGGGGCTGGGGTCCGCGACCAGCGAAACGGCCTGTACGGTCAGCGCCGCAGAAAGCGAAAAGGTCCCGGAGTCTACCGTCGTTAGAACGTCGGCGGTCGATAGCGAACAATTTTTTAACACTAGCAGCGCCCAGGGACGCGCGTATCTGTAGGACACGTTTAGCCGTCGGCGGTAAATTGTCGCGCTTTAAGGCTTCCGATACGTGGTCGGCGTCAAGGCTTGCCATGTGGACGCCGTTAGCACCTAACCAGCCGGTTATCTTCGCTATTTCGCCGGCACCTTTAACGGTTCCGTCGGTAAGCGCCACTAACTCGGCCGTATACATTTCGTTAGCCTGTTCTACTATCGCCAGGCAATTACTAAGGGCGTCGCCGTCGATATGTACGCCGCGAAGGTTAATACATTGGTCTAAGAGCCATAATTCTAACTCGTCGCTACTTAGGTCTGGTATTACTGCAGAGACGGCCGACTCCGATTTAATATCGCCGAGGTTATAGTCGTACAACTTAGCCCCGTCTTCGTGGTCTTCCTCCGGTCGAATACGTCGGCGGTCGTCCTTCTTCGTCGGGTTACGTGGTTTACTAAATTTGTTAAGGAGGCGTTTACCGTCGTCGATTTTCTGGTCGGTAACTTCCAGGACCTTAGCGGCTTTACCCAGGGCGCCAGGTAACGAGAAAGCGCGAGACTTAGCCATGGCGTCGCGTAATTGCCAATATGGCAACGGGGGCCAGCCCATACGCTTACAGACGTTTTCCCAGATATGCCACTCAAAGGCACTATTCCAGGCTTCGAGTAAACCACCGGCGGCGATATGGTCGAATAGTTCGGTAGGCGGCGGCATTCCTGGAAGCCACAATCTAGCGCCTAAACCGTCTTTAAGGTTGTACGCCAGGCTTAATACTTCGGTCGAAGGGTGTTCGGCGTATGCTGCAGCGCCTACGGCCCCGATACCATGCGGAGGCGACTTCGTTATCGACTTCCACTTCTTAGCGGTTTCGTCGAAGTAGTAGCCGGCTTCGCTATAAGTCTCGAAGTCCATATCCGGGAGTACAGTAGAAAACCCGCAGCCCGAAGGTAAACGGGTGTAAGCTGGAATGCTCGACGGGTCGACAACTACGCACCCCTGGGCGGCGTCTGGCTCGGAAAACTTACCAGGGAAATAGCTATGGCTTTCGGGGTGGTAGATTACTTGCATTTATAAACCCCTCGCATAGTCGTAGAACGCCGAAAACGCTTTCGCATACGCGCACCCTTCCGCCGCTCTACGGCGCATTTCTTCCTCGTCGAATATGTTTACCTCGCCGTCGTTAGAAACCTCAAGCCATATTTTTTCGTTTGACTGTAGAATAGTGCAGCTTTCTAACTCGACTTTAGGGTCTATTTTTAAAGTAGGCGTTTCCATAGCTATAGCCCCTCGTTATCGATTGTTTCTTTAGTTAACGCCTGGTTCTCGCCCCAGATAAACCGGATAGCGGCGAATGTGGCCTTAACCTTGCGTACGAAGCCCATATTAGCGATATCTTCGATACGTTTAGCATTCTTAACACTGGCAGGCGCCGCACTCTTAACGCGGCCTTTAACTAGCGCGTCGTTATGCGTAAGGACCAGGTCGCCGCGAAGGTCTAAGACTTGCTTACCGCCTTTTTTATAGAAATACATATTATTACCTCAAAAAAGGACCCGCCCCGAAGGGCGAGCCAATGGCAGGGAGCAATTAAGCGCGCGCTAGTGCCTGGATTTGTGCTGGTTGATACCCAGCGGCCAGGAGTTGCGCTTCTGTAAATGCGGTACCGTTAGCGTCCAGGTACTTAACTTCTACTGGCGCAGGAGCCGCCGCCGGTGCTGGTGCTGCAGCAGGGGCCGGGGCCGGGGCAGCCGCCGCGCCCGGACCGTTAAGGAAGTCTGGCGCCGGTTGTACGTTACTCGGAGCAGGAGCCGCCGCCGGTGCTGGTGCTGCAGCCTGGGGCGCTGGTGCGGCCGCAGTCGGAGCAGGAGCCGCCGCGCCTGGCATTGGCGCCGCTGCAGGAGCCGGGGCAGCCTGGGCGATAGGGGCAGAACTAGCCAAAGGCGTAGCACTTGCGCCCGCTGGTAAATTCGTCGCAGGGGCGCCACCGAATACGCTACCGCCGTCTGGGCCGCTATGTATTTCTTCGCCGTAGCCTACCAGTTCAACCATAGAATGATTAAGGAAAATACCTGGTTGCTGCATTGAACCGTTACCCTTAACACTGCCATAGATACGGATAAAATAACCACGCTTAAGCATATTAGGGTCTGTAATAAGTTCCGCACCGCCAGCCGTGTAGCACTTAGGAGCGAATCCGCCGCTAAAGTTCATAATCCAGTTACCCGGGAAGCCTTCACGGTCGCAAGGTTTCGTACCTTTAGTGTTCGGGACCCGGCTATCGCCGTCAGTTACCTTAAAAGCGAACTTAGGGTTAATACAGTTACCCGCCGCGTCGAATAGTGACGGGAAGGCCGCGCGGGCTACGCCATGGATAGTGGCCCATACTTCGTTATAGCCGGCGTCGGTTTTTGGTACCGCGATAGCCATAAAATACTCTACGCGAGGCTGGCCGGCGTTCGGGCCATTCTTAATTAGAAGCGGTTTACCTTCCGCGTCTGTAGTTTGAGGTTCGAAACAGTCACCTTGTACTAGACGACCGACCGGGGTTAAGATTTGCGTTAAATTTTGATTGCTCATTTTTTAAATACCTGTTTAGCTTTGTTACCATTATCCGGGACTATTTTAATACCGGTTCGAGGAGTTGTACTATATGCCGTAATGACGGCGTCGTCAATACCTAATTTTCTAGCCTGGTTTGGCGTAATGGCGTCGACGGGTTTTCTAAGTTCGAAGTTAAGCATATCCCCCAGGGCGATAACTTCTTCTATGGGTTTACCCCAGGTTTCACGGCCGAGGCCTTCTTCGGTAGCCCAACCAGATACCAGGGAGCCAGAACGGATTAGGCCCTTAGCCTGTTCTTCGAATCCAGACTCTAAGTATTCCAACTGTTTACGGGCTCGCTTAACTATCGCTAATTGAACGCCCAGGGCTTCCGCTGATAATTCCACGGGTACGGGTTTCGTAGCGACTTCGTATAGCCTGGTACCGGCTTTAAGCGCCGCCGGGCAAGCATGACGCCCCGGGCAGTGCTTACAGTGGCTACCGGTATTAAACTCGGCGTCGGGGCCTAGGGCCTTATGCGCGTTACCGTGTAAAATATTGATATGCGCCCGTAACTCACTCGCCAGGACAACCCATTCGCGGATAGGTCCGTCGCGATGAAACGCTCGCGGCTGGGCGATACGGATAACGACCTTAGTAAATTGGTCTACGTGGCCGTTAATTTCGAGTTCGTCCAGTAGGCCCGCTACGTAGTCTATCGCTTGCCAGTTTTCGAACGCTTCTACAACCTCGAAACCGAACTTATAATCCCAAAGGTATAACGTATTGCTCGCCTGGTGATAGATAGAGCAGTCCGGCGTACCCCAGTTAATTTCGTGTACCCTGGGAATCTCGACGCGCTGTTCGATACGAATATTAGGTCCGCCGAATACGCCCGTACTACGCATTACCTTAATAACGTCGTCGGCGTACATTTTGGCAGCGTCGAACATTTCTTCGGTAAGTAGCACCCCGTTAGAAGCGGTAATCCCGACCCAATCCTTAGCCGTATGGCGCTGGCGGGTGTTAGTCTGGGCGTCCGTAATAATCTCGGCGCCTATTTCGTGCGACGCGGTACCTTCTCGGGCTTCGACGGATTCTTCGGTCTCCGGGTAAGTTTGGGCCATTAAGACCCAACCCGTACAACCGTCCGGCTTACCCCAAATACCAGCCGACGACGGCGGTAAAATGGAATGGGACATTATTACAC